AGTCAAAGTGATTGTAGAAGTAGCATCGAAATCACAAGTAGCATCTTTGACGATATCATCAACAGATACTTTCTTTAAGACCTCTTTGAACTTTACATTTGGTTTTACGGTAATACCTCCTTGAGCAAGGGTATTAGCCTCTAGTAAACTTGCAGCAACATATTGCCCAGCAAATTCACCAGCATAAGTAGTAGTAATTGAAGTAGTTGTAGCCATTTTTTATTTATTTGTTAAGCGATTAAATACTCTATCTAGTGTGTTTTGTGATCTCTGCGTACCGTAAGTGTAAAGTGGTTTCTTTTCGGTAGCAGCTTCTGGAGTGTGTTCGATTGCTTTGGCAGCAGGTTCAGCAGAAAGTTTTTCAATCTGTGCAGACATCATCTCTTTCTCTTTTTTGTAAGAACCCATTTCCTCATCTATCATTTTTGCCATTTCAGCCATTTTAGCTTCCATTTCAGCAATTTTAGATGCGAATGCTTCCTCAGTAACATAACCCTCCATTAGTTCAGTTTCCTCTTCTAAGGACTCTTCAGATGCTTCTTCAGAAAGTTCTTCAGATGCTTCTTCAGCGGCCTCTTCAGCAGAAGACTCAACTTGTTCTTCAGTAGCTTCTTCAGCTACGGCAGAAAGTTCTTCAGCTTCGACTTCGACTTGCTCGATGCCTTGCGCTAACTCATCTTCTACCGTAAGCAATGATAGCTTCTGTAGAATTTCGTTAAGAATTGTAGTTGCTTTTGGACTATTCATATTTTAACTAATTTTAAGAATTAACTATTTTATATATACCTGTTCTATTTTTATGCTTTTTGTTGTATAATAAACCATTCTGTACCATTACCCCATATCTTGATACCTTCGTATGCTCTATTTAGGTCAAAGGCACTATTAGCACCATCTATGTTTTGCGAACCGTAAGGCGTAAGGTTAGCGTGTGTAGAATTAGTAAATGTAGAGTCTGTTATAAAACGCTTTGTTCTGTTTAGATTCTTAGTAGCTGTTACATTAGGTAAAGTCAAAGTAGCTGTTCCTGCACCACCACTCCAAGACAATACAATAAGTTCTGCTTCATCATAAATAGCAGCATCTAAGTCATAGGTATTTCCTGCACTTACTGTAAGTGTAACAGGGTCTAAATGGTTTACAATATAGTGCTGTACATCTGTTAGTGATGTCTTTTTGGTAGTGCCTGTTTGAACAATAGGTAAATCTTCACTACCTGTAATATTTGCAGCCGTTACTGCTGTTAATTGTGATATTTTTTTATCTGCCATTATTGATATAATTTACTGTTATCTTCTTGTATGAATTTCTCTCCTTCTTCTGTATATAGAAAGAATAATCCTCTGGTTATACTTCCTATACCTTGCCCTTGAAGGCTACCATCACAACATTTAGATGAATAGGTTTTGCCATCAGCGCATAAGCAGCCTCTCTTTCCTCCCCTAGGGCTGCTTCTACTGTCTGTATATTTTCTTCTTTTCTTTATCATTTCTTACTAGACTTTGGGTGTTTATTAGGTAATAAGTCATAGTCAGTGGTATATTTAGGATTTTGAGGCTTGCCCTTTCTAACTAAATATAAGAACGCATTAACTCTAGCTTGACCCCACTGTTTAGCAGATTTCACTTTAGGCGAGTGGCTCGTATTGAACGCACCAAGCCCCCTCTGGTAAACACTAGCCAACATACCGACAGTAACGCCATAGCCGATTTTATCTTTGTACTGCTCATTGAAGGAATCAGCTTTCTTCTGTAGTATCTTGCGATCCTCAGCCGATACTTTAGCTCCAGTTTTACCCTTTGCACTACCCTTTGCACTTCCCTTCCCTTTAGGCGATTTGTTTGGTGTGTCAGACTTAGGTGCTTTCTTGCTAGGAGAGATTTTTCCATCTTCATTTATTTTTGCCATTTCAAGTTTTTTTAGTTTAGATTCTGCCCATCTTAGAGCCGCTTTACCTCCCCAAGCATCGTACATAAGTTTACCACAGCCATCGGAGTAGCTTTTAGATGACTTAAGGTCTCCTGCGTGTCTAGCTAAGAAACTTCTCATCCTCTTTATCGTTGATACTGTGATAGCAGATTTTGACGCTAACTGCGATGCTCTGCGTTTCCCCACAGCAGTCCCGCAACTACCCCATCCATTCTTCTCTGCCCATTCTAATGCTCTTTTTGCGTTGTTTGCCACAGCATTAGGATAATCAGCATAAGATTTAAGATTTGTTCTTCTGTCATTTATATGGTCAAATATTTCGTTTAATATTTCTTGGGCCTCTGCTTCAGTGAGAAACTCGTTTGACATTTCTATTTTATCAGTAAAATATCCCTCAATAGAGAACCCACTAACCTTACCAGTTTTAACGTAGTCATTCCAAACCTCATCGTTATTCACTTTCATAGATACCATCCAAGTTCCTACTGGTAAATCCATAGAATACTTTCTAGATTTATCGTGAACATCGTCTTCTATAATCCAAGACTCAACAACGGATAAACCATTTAACTCAGCTTCGTGTTCTAAGGTTGACTTGTTTTGATTACCTCTCATTAAGAATAGTTCAGCCGCCTTTCTAACTGTGTCCTCTGAAAAGTAAATGTAATACTCTTCATCTTCACTTTGGCGATAGATGTTCTTGTTTGGCACTAAAGCAGCTCCCATAAGGATTCTCTTTTCCTTATCGACTTCTGCTAATTCGATTTTGTGTTCCTTAGACAACGCTATGAAGTTCTCTTCTATGGCTGGTCTGTCTACTATTGATATAGCCTCTATACCTGAGTATAGAGCTTCTTCATCAATAACTAATTCTACTATTTTCATATTCCTGCGGTATTTATTATTTCTCTATCTAATTCTTGTTGACTGGTAATCTCTTTACCTACAACAAATGCTTTTACTGGTTGCTGAAGTTGACCAGAAACAGCTCCTGCTAATTGATTTGCAGCAGATGCCCCTACCACATTAAAAGCTGGAGCCTGTACTTTAGGTGGCTGTGCGGCTAACGATGTTGAACCTTTTTCATCAACGCTTAGTATAGCTTTTACATTTGCTACCCCAGATGCAACGGCTGCTGCTGCGGCTATAGCCCCTCTAACTGGAGAATCTGGAGTAGGTAATGGTTTAAATTGCGATTCAAACGCTTTCTGAGCCGATAAGTAAGTTGATATTAACGCCCCTGAAACAGCGAGTGCCTTCCCAGCTTTAGTATCTTCACCAGCTAACTTTGAGAATGCGGTAAGTGCTTGAGCCGTTACCTCAAATGCTTGAACTTTTGCATTAGCCTCCGCTTTTGCTATTCTTATTCTTGCATCAGAGTTTTTAGCTTGATTCTTAGTTAAGTTTTCTTCTATACTTACTGACTGTAATTTCAATTCAGACAAGTTCTGCAATGCTAAAGCCTCTTGAGAACTGCCTTCTGCGGCAGAAGCTAATTTTTCTTCTTGAAGAGCTATCTCTTGAGCGTTGTTTTCTTTAATGCTGTTTAACCTTAAGCCTTCTGCATTAGTCTGCTCTACTATTAAATCAATTTCTTTTCTGGGAAATTCTAACCTACCTATATAGTCGGCATCAAGAAAAGATTCTTTCTGCGCTAAAGTCTCTCTAGTTATTGCTAACAATCTTTCTGACTCCCGAATCTTAGCAATGTTGTCTATAGCTTTATCCCTTCTTTTATCAGATAAATCATCTAACTGCTGAACAGCAAGAGCATTTATTTGAACCCTAACTTTAGCGGCATCATCCTCCGCTTTTTCTATAGATTTAATGAAGGCTAAATTAGCCTGATCTATCAATTCTTGCTCTTTTTCGGAGGATAGCTTTCTTTCCTTTAGTTGCTTTACATAGGCGTTTAGTCGAACTAGTTCTTTTTCCTCAAAATTACTTACACTTAACTCAAGGTCTTTTGTGTTAAATTGTCTTTGATTCTCTATCTTTTCTTCCTCAGTTAAAAGGTCTTGATCTATGGCTCTCCTTCTATAAGACTCCTCTATCTTTTGTAGTTGAAGAAGCCCCTCTCTAAACACCCTAAATCTATTGCTTCTACCACCTCTTCCGTCCTCTTGTCTAGTTTCAAAATTAACAACTTGAGTGAGTCTCTCGTATAAAGCATCAATTGTCTCTTGGCTCTCGGCTATAGCTTCTTGACGATCCGATTCACCTTCTTTCACTCCCTCTACAGCAGCCTTAGAAAAGTTGCCATAATTCTTAGTCAATAGTATTATAGACTCGAAAAGATTTATATTATCTACAGCAGTCTTGTTTTCCTCTTTGAGTTGTTTAACAGTTTCTTCTTGTATAGCCGTTACTAAGGCTTGTGTTTCTGCCTGAACTTTAAGAACATCAATCTTTCTATTTATAGCCCTCGTTGTCTCGTCGGTCAGCCTACCCTCTTCATCCAACTCTATGTTCAAGTCCTTATGGTCTTTCTTAAGCTCCTTAAGAACCATTGACCTTTGAGATTGTGTTATTCTATTATCTTCAAGTAATCTTGTTAGAGTATTAAGCTTACCTATCTGCTTACCAAAAACATCAGTAGCTTCATCTGATGCTTTCCTAAGTGCTTTCATAGCATCGGTAATTCCATTCAGGGATTGCAAGAAATCTAGAAACTCTTTAGATTGTAAAGCCCCTATAACCAATTGTACAGCTAATAGAACGCCTCCAGTTCCTAGTATAGACTTACCTAGTTGCTTAATAGATTCCGTTACGCTTCCAGTCGTAGAAACAAAACTTCCAAATAAACTGGTTAATTGCGATAAGTTGTTTGCTATTGCTGTGAAACCAAAAGAAGCATCTGAAGCTAAACGACCAGTTTCTAATAATATAGCATTATTTAGACCTGCCTGAGTCCTAAACTGCTTTTGTTTGCCGCCTAGCTTAGAGAAACTATTTCCGTACTGTAAGTTGGAAAATGCAGCATTCTTATTAGCAATCTGCTGCTGTTTTATAGCAGCATTTACTTTAGCTAGTTCTTTGGCTTCTTCAGAAAGCTCGTAATTAAGTTTATTCTGAGCAGCCTCTAATTTACTTACACTTTTACTTGTTTTGTTTAACCCAGCTTCAGCTTTACCAGAGCTTACATTAATATTAATTAGAATTTCTTGTGCCATAGTAAGTACGTTTTAAGGTTTTCTTTAATTCAGCCATATCTTTTACAGCTTTATACTTGCCTTTGGCAATATCTATATTCTCCGATACACCGTACCAGTCATTAGAATTAAGTAATTCTATTATCTGTTTTATCATCCTACTATCTCTTCTGAATTTAAGTTTATTAGTTCTAATGTTGCTTTACCTGTATTTAGGTTAGTCGTTATAGAATTAATCCGATACACCATATCTTGTATCTTAAGTTGATCGTTAAGCCTGTAATGTATCAAGAAATTAGGCGGTAGATAAGCTGTGAACTTGTATATCCTCTTGTATTGGTTGAAAACACTTTCTATATATAATCTATAGAACTTGTTAAATAACGAATTAGAGAATACCCCAGAGTCTACCTGTGAGTATTCATCAACCTCAGAATCAAAGTTAATACTGAAAGTTGCTGGAGTTGATGAGGTAGATATCTCTTTATTGTTGGATGGCATAAAATAACTATCCACTGCTTCAGACGATGAAAAGTCATAATTAGCAAAATTTATCTTAGTAGATATACTTGTCCTTTTTACAGCATAAAATAGAAGTGGCTTTAGA